TTGCCAATTCCAAGTCCGCAGAAGTCTGAGACTGCTGAATGAATGCTTTACTACCAGTTGATAGTTGCTGTTGAAGACGTTTGTTTTCTTCATACACTTGTTTTGCAAAGTTTTCTGCCGCTTCGCGCTCGCGTAGGGCTTCCTCTTTTGCACGACGTTCATCGTGATAGCCACGAGTAAACTTCTTAATACGCGCCTGAACCTTCTCGTCATACGAGGATAACTCGTCATCGGTTGGGTCTTCGACCGGCTCCTTCATCGGTTTGCGACGTCGGTCTTCCGGTGGGGTATCGTCTTCAATTTCTACTTCAAACCTAGCGTCTTCAGCAGCAAGCTCGTCCTTGTCAGGATCGGGTAGTTCAAACTCAGGTAATGCCATGATTTACTCCTTATGCAGCACGGGTAATTCCGCGCGGGTCTTCAACAATGGCCTCGACTGAGGTGTCCGCAATTAAGCGAAACTCGCGGCCATGAATTTTCAAGCGGGTGCCTGAATTCGGGCGGACGACAACAAAGTCGCCAACTTTGCAACTAGCTCCGTTTGGAAAACGGGTAGTGTCGTTATAGCAATCAGGTCCCATCTTCACTACAAACAGCACTGGGGTCAGTACTTCTTCATAGTGCATAGATTGACTGGACTTGACGATACCAATATCACTTTCTGCATACTCTTCCATCGCTTCAGGAACGACAGCTAGCATGTAAAACGTAGATGGGTCGGGCAACTGCTTTGCCTTGTCTTCGTTACTCGTATTGAGAATGCCAGACAGGTCTACAGCGGAAACATCAAACTCACTCATCGGAATACTCCATTTTCTGCACAAGGTCTTTGACAAGTTGTTCTGCATGAGTCAGACCCCGGATGACCCCGCAGACATGCCGATACTCGGCAAAATCTTTAGCACCTCCTCCTGCGAGGAAGGAAATTTGATCGCCACGGAGTTTGTCAACTTCCTTGGCTAAATACTGAAACGCTTGTGTGCTCATCTACCCTCCTTCTTGGGGGATTGTTGTCTTTGTTGCACAGCCATCTGAGCCTTATGCTTAGCCGCATCAATCCCCATACGTAAACCTTCAGTCTGTTGCTGTTTATCAGCCCTATCCTTAGCGGCTGCAGCGGTAGCGCCTACCTGCATAGCAGCAATTTGCATCTGTGCTTGGATACGTGCTTCTTCAACACGAATCTGATCAGCTTTAGCGGCTGCGTCAATTTGTTGTTTCTGCTGTTTAAGCTGCAACTCACCTTGCTTGATCTGCAACTCTTGCATCTGCATTTGGACAACTGGGTCTTGCATCTGTTGTTGAGCTTGCTGTTGAGAGGCTTGTTGTTGGGCCTGTTGGAGCAACTGCTGAGATGCTTGGGCTGTTGCCATAGCAATTTGATCTGCCATTTCTTTGGGCATATGTTTGTTTTTCTCTTCATCAGGTAGTGGCATACCAATAGCCATCTCTATCTGTTTACGATACTCAAACGCAATATGCTCGTTAATGTGCGCCATCATCGCCGCTTGTATAGCCTGCGCTTGTGGGTTCATCTGCATTAGTTGGAGAATCTTTGGGTTCTGCATAGCAGACATGTGAGTCTGAATATGCGCTTCGTGATTCTGTTCAACAAATGCCTTAACAGGTTTGCCAGTAAGAACATTCTGGTTCTCCTGCACTGGGTCGGTCGGCACTGCATCATCATCAACGGGCACTAACTTATTAGCGTTCTTGATACCCAACACCTCAATCATCTGACGATGTAGTAAGGGGAGGTTATAGAGTTGTGGTGCGCTCTGAGCAAGTTGTAAAACGGCTTGGTACTGAACAATCTTCTGCGCCATCGTTGCGGCGTTTGGATCGCTAACAGGAATAACTTCTGTTGAGTCGTAGTCGGACTTCTTAGCCTTGCGATTTGCGTCTTCTGGCTCATATTCGTACTCGTCTGGTGTGTAGTCGGCAATGATTACCTTGAGTAACTTGAACTCTTGTTTCATCGCGTAGTGCAAGCGAGCCTGCACAGCCGTCATCACTTTCAGTGTGCGCTCCAACAGAGCGAGAGTAGTACCAACAGGAGCGTTTGTGCTCATGTCTGACACGTTCATATCCCCACTCGATGCAAAGGCACGACCTTCCTGCACGATCTGCTGGAACAATGCCATCAATACTTGTGACGGCTCCTTGTATGGAAGCGGTAAGATGTTGTCACGGATACTTCCGGAAGGCACATCTACGTCTCTAAATTCTCCGGGCTGGATGGGGGTGTCATCACCTTTAATCCGAAGTCCTCTTGATTTAAGTCCGCCGGGGAGATTTGATAGAGTGCCCGCATCAACAAGTTGGCGGATAAGCATCGTTGCTGATTTAGCATATCCACCGATGAGGTGGATGAGACCATACCCGTAGAAGCCAAATCCGGGGATATATTGGTAGTGGACGAAGTGTTGACGCTTTGTGTGGAGGACGTCGTCTTCATACCAATTTCTCCTAATAGCAAGGATAGTGCGTGAGGTCTTCTCTATAGTTACTACATACGGCAGAGCAATACCTGTCTCACGACCTTTTTTGTCTGTATGTTCAAACCCGACTAAGTCCAAGTTGACGTGTATCTCGAGGATGCGGAAGCGGTCGTCCTGCGTCGCAGACATTCCTGTTTCTTCGGCCTTCTGCTTCTCGATATCGTCTAACTCATAGCCCGGCTCGCCTAAATCTACATCTGCATAAAACCCAGCTTCTTGTAAACGTATAATTTCATTCTCAGTCTTACGCATCACATGTGTGACCCGTTCGGCGTCCTCAATCGAAGACGCTCCGTATGGAACGACAATATCTTCTGCGGGGATAAACACTGCTACTTGACGGCCCTTACCCGGATCAAAGTAAACCTTCTTAAATGCACTGCCTGCTAGTGGTAGTGACCATAAGAGCTTCTCATGCTCAGGTCTATACTCAGTCATTACATCTGTTAGCTGATGGTTCATATCCTCGCGCACGCGCGCGGCGGCTTCTTCTTTTAGTAAGTCGATAGCACCAACAATTTGTGTCTTTACAGGCCCCATCGCTGGGAATGTCTCCATCATGGCTTCGGACTGAAAGCGCACAACGGATTCGGTGAGCATCGGGTGGAACACGCCACATGCGCCCTGCCAAGGTTCAGTTCTTTCTTCGTAATTTAAACCTAAGAGTTTCAGGCCATCGACGTACGTCTTGATCCAATCTTTGCGGTCCATCGTGTCTTTATCAAAGTCTGCAACTAGTTCTTCTGCAAGACCAGACAGATCGCCGTTATCCATGTACTCAGCAAGATTGGCGTCAAAAGTTTCTGCTGTTTCTTTTTCAGGCTTGAGCTGAATCTCTATATCACCTAGTCCTATATTTACAGACTCGGGGTCTTCAATCTCAATCTCTATATCAGGACCCATGTCCTCTGTAGGTAGTCCTTGCGGGGCTTGATATAAACCTCTATCCATCATTCCTGTTGCCATATCGTGTCCTTAAACTGTGTAGTACTTGTCGCGGGCGCGACTACCCTTGAAATAAACTATGTCTTCAGGCTCATCGCTTGGTAAGCGTAAAAACCCGCCCTGTCTAAACCGCATGAGTGCTAACGTTGTTGAGTCAACCAAGTCATCATGCTCGCCTGATGGGAACGACGCAATCTCATCTACAAGCTCTTCAGCCCAACGTGTGCGTGGAACCCAAACTTTGCCAGAGGCGATTATGTCACTGACGCTATTTAATCGTGCAAATTTATCCTGCCCCTTACTCGGCGTATATTCACTCACTGGAATACCCATAGCCCGCAAATCATAGATTAGCGGTGCGCCTGACGCCTTCTTCTCAACTATCAACGTATCTGGCTCGTACTCGTTGTACTCATGTAGTACATCCTTCTTTAACTCAGGGAACTCGACACGTTTCTTGTATGTGTTCAAGAGGATCAGATATTTCTGATTGTCCTTGTGGTGTGTAAATACACCCCACGTCGTGCCCGCACTGTAGTCGGCCCTATTGTTCTTCTCGAACGCGGTATCCCATGCTTGGAGTATGTACTCACATTCAGGGGGATTGTCTTCCTCCCACCACTGCCACCAGTCACGCTTAATAATAGCGCTCTCGTTACCTACTGGGTTCTGCTGATACTGTGCTTGCCACTTGCCGTTAGGCAGTTCTTCCCGCAGGGCTTCTAATTCCGCCAATGACCAAAAACTAGGCCATAAGGGTTTACCACTAGGTAAGATCGCCGGAAACTCAATCACTTCCCACCCTTCGCCGCCCCGTTGTGCGTCGGCCTTTAGCACTTGGCCTGTCAGGTCGCGTTGAGACCAGCGAGTCATCACTATAACAATAGAACCCCCCGGCTGCAAACGCTGCCTTGGTCCAGATGTATACCATTCGTATACCTTATCGTAAATTTCTGGGCTCGTCGCAGCTAGTGCAGCTTCCTGTTCTGAGTGTGGGTCATCTATTATTAGTATGTCAGCGCCTTTTCCTGTAACAGCACCGC